TATCAACACGGTCTACTGATAACACAGTGTATTCAAAACCTTCAGCAACTTGCAGCTGAAGGTTTTGAATACACTGTGTTATCAGTAGACCGTGTTGATAGTGATAGAATATGTAAACCGTATCAGTATTTGAGAAGCGCTGTTTATGAACGAAGATTTGCAATGTATCGTTCAGAACGCTTATTCGATGAATTTGTTGACGTAGAGCGTAACAATAATACAGGTAAAGTTGACCATTCACCAAATTTCCATAAAGATATTCTGGATGCAGTTTGTGGTGCAACATTCAATGCAAGTAAACATGCAGCCGAGTATGCATATGATTACGGTGAAACTCTTGAAAACGTTGAGCAGATAAACAAAAATAACAGTGAGCTTGACATGACTCAGTTTGCTGCACAATTTGAACAAGAGATGCAAGCACAGTTGGATCCACTTAGATTAGTGGATAAAAATAAATCGGAAGAATCAGATCAATACATGAATTTTGGTATGGGTAAAGCTCAGCCTGTTTCATATATCGCTGATGGAATTATTGTTTGGTAAGAGAGGCTGTTATACATGGCAAACGAAAACATACGAGATACTGCGTTTCAAGCTCGTGACGATGACTATTCAAAAAGAATAGTGCCTGAATCATCTCCAAATCTTGAAATTGGAATTGACCTTGATAATACAGTTATTGAAAACATTGCTAACACAATGGAAACAAGTCAGACTGATATCAACGCACTCAACTCATTTACTCAAGTTTCAAGATCAAGAAATGAATTATATAACACACTTGATGCAATGGGTGATGATTCAATAATTGCCGCTGTACTTGAAACATATGCGGAAGATGCAACAGAGACAAATGATTCAGGTAATATTGTTTGGGCTGAATCAGGAGACTCAGATGCATTAAAATTTGTTACATATTTGTTAAATGCATTGAATGTAGATAAAAACATTTATAAGTGGACTTACAGTTTATGTAAATATGGTGATATCTACCTAAGATTGTATCGTGAATCAGACTATGATGCAATGTTATTTGTTGAAAAGCCAAAAACAACAGGTAAAGAACAACTTAATGAAGATGTTATTGTAAAAGCATATTCAAAAAATGACTCTTATGTTCATTATGTTGAAATGTTTCCAAATCCAGCCCAAGTATTTGAGCTAACAAGATTTGGTAAAACAGTTGCATACATTAAAACAGATGTTCTTCCAACAAATACAACAAACGATCCTCTCGACATGAACAACGCATTCTTGAATAGATATAGATTCAATAAGAGTGATGTTGAACTTTATCCTCCCACTGAATTTGTTCATGCGTGTCTTGAAGACAACAGTAGCAGAATACCCGAAGAAGTTGATTTATTTAATGATGAAGATAAAACTTTTACTTATGGTGTAAAGAGAGGTCAATCTCTACTTTATAGTACATATAAAGTATGGCGTCAGTTACAACTTCTTGAAAATTCTGTTCTACTTAACAGAGTTACTCAATCTTCAATTGTTCGTGTTATTGGAGTTGAGGTTGGTGATATGCCGAAAGAATCAGTGCAGCCTCATTTAATGAATATAAAACAGTTAATTGAACAGAAAGCCGCATTCGATGTTGGTAATTCAATGAACGAATATACTAACCCGGGTCCAATTATTAATAATGTTTATATTCCAACACGAAACAATCAAGGTGTGCTAACAACACAACAGATTGGTGGAGATGTTAATGTTGGTGACCTTGTTGACCTTGAATACTATCAAGATAAGTTTTTTGGTAACTTGCGCGTACCGAAACAGTATTTTGGTGTAACCGGTGATAGTGCTGGGTTTGATGGCGGTGCTTCATTGTCAATCATTTCATCCCGTTATGCAAAAATGATTAAAAGAATTCAGAACACAATGATTCAAGCGTTGACGGACATAATTAATCTTATTTTGATTGATACTGGAAATGAAGCCTATATTAACAAATTCCAGTTAAGAATGCAGGCACCAACCACACAAGAAGAGGTTGACCGAAGAGATAATTTGAGCAATAAAGTAGGTCTCATTAGAGACATTATGGATGTTCTTGGGGATGTAGAAAATACTGCAACAAAGCTAAAGATTCTAAAATCTATGCTTAGTAACACTCTTAATGACACAGAAGTTATTCAACTATTGCAAGATGAAATTGATTCAATGGAAACTCAACTTGCAGAAGAGACAGATGAAGATACCACATCATTTGAGGATGATTCAAGCTTTGATTCATATCCAGATGATGAACCGATGGATTTTGCTTCTCCGTCAATTGATATGCCAATGCCAAGCGGTGAACATGCTATAAGTGATAGTGACGAAGTAGACGATTCAGATGACACATTGCCTACACCAGCTGAACTTGACATTGGTGATGTGTCAGACTCAACCAATCCAAACTTATAAAATTATCCACATCTACAACAAAAATTGATCAATATACAGGCAAAACGTTCTTGTTAATATATCAATATTATGTAACCGTTTCGCCTTGCACAATTAAGTTTAGCCAGTAATAACTGGGGAAGGAAATTGTATATCAATATGATAACAAAACGTGATTGTATTTTACTATTATCTGAATTAAGTGCAAAAGGTATCAATGTTAACGAAATGATGCAAAAAGCTGTTACATCGGCAGACATTGATATAAATGTTATAAAGTTCATAAATGAACGCAGACCATTTGATGCTTGTAGCTTTTATGAAAAAATTAGAAAAAGTTACAATTCAAAAAAGTCAAATCTATACAAAAACATTGTAACATGTGACGAAATTGATTGCACCGATTCAGTACTAACAACATTAGCAGCACTTAATTTACAAATTTTACTGTATGAACCAAATGTTTCAGATTCAAGGATGTTTCTTGCTCACACACGATTCGAAGAAATATCTCAAGTGCTGTTAAACTACAGTAGAACATTTGATCTTGTTCCGTGCATAAAAGTTTTACAGATAATCAAGGCTGACCTTAAAGCATTTGAATATATGAATAAATAACAAACAGTTTATTGTATATAAAATAGTACAATAGTATAATGATTGTAGAAGAAGCTGTTTGAGCTGTTTATTCTATGTAAAGGTGATGATAAAATGTTAGAAAGTTTCAACACAACAAATGAAATGAAATACCAGAAATTATCAGCTGAAGAACAGCAAGAACGTGGTATTCTCGGTAGACTTGTTGGTGTAATAGCGGATTTCCGAAACCGTACACGTAACGGTCGTCGTTATACGGAAGAGTTGTGGGAAAAGACCTTCAATGATCCGATTATGAAAGAAAAGTTTGAAAATCGTTGTTTATTCGGTGAGCTTGGTCATCCTGCAGATCGTCAAGAAGTTGATATGGAAAAGATCTGTATTTGTTTAGCCGAAGTTCCGAAAAAGGGCAATGATGGAAAACTTTATGGTGTGTTTGATATCTTGAATACACCAAATGGTCGTATATTAAAAACAATGTGCGATTACGGTTGTAAAATTGGTGTATCAAGCAGAGGTAGTGGTGATACATTTGAGGACTATGATGGTGGAGAAACAGTAGAGCCTGATTCTTATGATTGTGAATGTTGGGATGCTGTTTTATTACCCGCTGTTAAAGAAGCAAGACTGAAATATGTCACAGAATCACTTGATACAACAAAAACACTTAAAAAAGCTCTTCAAGAGGAATTAAATAAATCCACAGAAGATGAGCAAAGAACAATGAAGGAAACACTTGATGACCTTCAAATTGATTATGCAACAGATCAGGAAGAGGAAAATACCTCTACCCCTGTTGATGATATAGATGTAACAAATGAAGAAAAAGATCAGGCAGCCGAAGATTCCGGAGCCCTTATGATTCAAGAGTTACAAGAGAGTGCTTTACGTGAAAAAGAACTTGAACAGCAAATTAAAACATTACAAGAGAAATTATCAGTTTGTTATACAAAAGAGGCTCGTTATAGTGATGTTTTAACAAGAACTAATCAGGAACTAAAAACATGCAAAGCAACAAATCAGCAGTTACAAGAGCAGCTTAATGCAGCAAATGTAAAGGCTGAAAAAACAGCGCAAATCATTACAGAGCAGAAAACCCAGATTGATTCTCTTGTTCAGCGAGTTAAGTTAGGTAATACCAAAAGAGCTCAGTTGACAGAGAGCGTATCTTCAACAAATGAAAAAGTAAAGTCATTAGAGGAAGATCTAAAAGCTGAACAAGCAAGAAGCAAGAAGCTAACTGAAAAACTTCAAGCTGAAAACAAAACTCTTACAGAACAACTTGCTGATAGAGACAAAGATGTTCAAATTATTAAGAGTCAAGCTTCAGCAAAAGTAACTCAGTCACAACAGATTGTTGAACGTTATAAAACAATTGCAAAAACAGCAGTTGATAAATATATTAGTTCACAAGCAAGTAGACTTGGTATTAAGCCGAGCGAAATTAAGGATAAGTTAAATGAAAATTATTCATTTAGCGACATTGATAAAATTTGTGAAGAGTTACAGAAGTACAAGTTAGCAATCAATTCACTACCGTTTAATGTGGCTGAACAAAAGCCAAAGAAGATGGTAATCAAAGAATCAAAAGTAAAGGTCAGTTCTGGGTACAACGACGACAGAATTGATGACGAAATTGATTTAACATTAAGCAATTTCATCCGATAAGAAACTTCGTCGTTTGTATATAGATAAAGTAAATTAAACAAACAACTATGAAATATTGGAGAATATAACAATGGCTAAGTCCTTATTTGAAGCTTATAAGAATCGCCTTGCTGTTGCTGACACTGTTCATGCAAAGCTCAATAATGGCGAAAAAATGTCTAACAACAAGAAGCTTGTTGTTGCTAAATGTCTTGAAAATACAAACAAGTTCATGAATGAAGCATTTGACAATTCCGTTGCAACTCAGCGCGCAGACATGGGAATGTTCAAAAAGTTCTGTTTGAATCTTACTACAGTTGCTCTTCCTAATCTCATTGCTCATGATCTGGTAATTGTGCATCCGATGTCTTCTATGTCTGGTTTCATTACCTACA